GGTCGTGGCACCGGTGACTTCCGGTGGACTGACGAGGCCGGCACGCTCTCAGTGACGTGCCTTGGTGCGGCGAACGTCAGCACGGCCGAGTGGGGCCTGCGTCGCCAGTTGGTCGTGAGCGGCGGCGGCACTTCCTTGACGAGCTATGCAGTATGTGAGTCTGTGGGCGTCGCGTATGAGGTGAACGGCGTGACCCGTTACACCGTGACGTTCAAACTCTTGGACAACTGACATGGCCCTGACTAGAGAACAAATCGACGCCGCATCTGACGCCAAGATCGTGAAGGCACAAGCCTTCGGTGGCGAAGTGTGCATCCGCCTGATGAGCGTTGGCGACCGGGATTCCTACGAGCTCAAGCTGCTCGAAGGCGACGGCAAGGCGATCCCAGACTTTCGCTCGGAACTGCTGAGCCGCTGCATCTGCGATGAGAAGGGCGAACTGCTCTTCCCCGGCGATGACGGCGTGAAGGCCCTGAAGCGACGCAGCAGCGACGAGATGCACGGCCTGTGGCGTGCGGCCCTGAAGCACAACGCACTGACAGAAGAGGAGATCACTCGACTAGCGGGGGAATGAACGCCAGGCCGACCTTGCAATTCAAGTTCGCCCTGGCGTCACACCTCAAGAAAACTGTGGCTGAAATCGACCGGATGGACTCGCGTGAGTTCTCGCAATGGATCGCCTACAGCCGCTGGTTCCGACCGCTCGACAACCCGTGGATACAGACCGGCATGGTGGTGAGTTCGGTGCTCGCCCCATACACGAAAGGCAAGCCGCCCGACGCAACCGACTTCGTTCCGATTGAAAGCAACGCTCCGCAACACCGCTCGCAGATTGAAGAGACCCTCCGCCGCATGGCGGCCGACTTGAAGCAGTGACCTCATGGCCAATCTCGCCCTAGCCTTTAACCTGTCGGCATCTGCCACTGGCATGGCCCAGGGCATCAACGCCGGCGTGGTTGAACTGCAGAAACTCGGGTATTCCGCGAAGCAGACGGCCCGCGACGTTTCGACGCTGAAGACGCTCGAAATCTCGAAGGTGTTCGTCAGTGCCATTCAGTCGGTCGCCAGTTCGTTCACGCAGTTCACCAGTGGGGCGGCAGCTGCGGTTGATCGCACTCGGCAGTTAGCCCAGAACCTCGGCGTGTCATACGGCGAACTGCGACAGCTGCAGGTGGCGGCTGATCTCTCTGGGGCATCCACCGACGATCTGGCCAAGGCATTCACGCGGGCACAGGTGACGATCACCAATGCGGGCCGTGGCAGCAAGGAAGCGGTCGGTGCTCTCGGCCGCCTCGGGTTGTCAGTGAAGGACTTGGCCACACAGACGACTACGCAGCAGTTCTCGGCCATCGCCGGTGCCATCAACGCGATCCAGAATCCAGCCGAGCGGGCTGCCGCTGCTGTGGCCGTCTTCGGGCGATCCGGGGCCGAGTTGCTGCCGACGTTCCGAGAGTTGCCCGAGAACCTCAAGATTGCCGGCGGGTTCCTGGCTGGCTTCCGTGACGGCGTGGAAGGCGTGAACCCTGACGCCATCGACGCCATTGGCGACTCGTTCGGGCTGGCATCGCAGTCGCTGCAGGAATTGGCGGCACGCATCCTCACGCAGTTGGCCCCAGCCCTGACGAGTGGTGCCGACCAGTTCGTGAAGTTCGTGCAGGGCATCGACGTGAGTGCCGCTGCCGAAGCGACACGGCAGGCGTTGCAGACGGTGGCCGACGTGTTCGGTGCACTGGCTGGGATTGCGGCCCCGCTCGCAAGGAACCTGCTACCGGCCATTGGCGGATACCTGGCGTTCATCAACAGGCAGGCGATTGCCGGCGGCATCGCCGGGCTGGCCCAAATCTTTGCGGGTGCTGCACGGGCGGCGTTTGGCTACGCGGCTGCGGCCGGAACCGCTGCCGCTGCTACTGCCACGCTGGGAGCCAGCATCCGCACTACGCTCGTCTCCACCGGCATCGGGGCTCTGGTTGTTGGCCTGGGCCTGCTCGCCGGTGCCGCCCTTGAGTGGGCCGTGGCAAGCAATGCCAGCGGCGGCGACGCACAGGCCGCCATCGACCAAGCCACGGAAGCGGCCAAGAAACTACAGCGAGAACTGAAGGGGGCGGCCACGGTCAGCATTGACCTCGGTGCCCAAGTCTCCAAAGCCCTCAAGGTTCCGGAAGAAATCAGCATCCGTGAGTTCGCCCAGGGCGGAATCGACGCGGCCCGCTCTGCCATCGTCTCGCTTGCCGGCGAACTTGGCGGCCTGGACGAAGTGCCCGCCGGCCTGGTGAAGCAGTTCACCGAACTACAGGGCCTGGTGCGGTTCGTGAACCGTGAACACCAGAACGAGGCCCAGTGGCTCGGCCTGATTGACGACCGGGCTCGAGCACTTCAAGAGCAGATCAAGAAGCTGACCGCTTCGAGGCAGGCCGACGCCGACGCTGCGAAGGCTCAATCGGAAGCCGCCAAGCGTGCGGCCGAAGAGTCTCGGAAGCGTGTTGGCGAATTGGCATCGCAGGGGCTGACGCCGGCCGAACAGAACCGGGTGAAGCTCAACCAAGACCTCATCGACATCGGCCGCGAGCGGGCTGCCGCCGAGGCGGCACTTGGCGAGGCGATGAAGGCCAGAGACGGCCAAGCGATTGCGGCTGCCAAGGAGCGGCTGCGGCTCGCTGGCGAGGCCGTGAAGGTTGCCAGGAACCAAGACCGTGACCGGCAGCTGCAGGCTCTCGGCATTGATGACAACCTGCTGAAGCCGGCGAAGTCGATTGCCCAGGAGTTCTTGAACGTCCGCAAGGCATTCGATCAAAAGCTGATCGACGGCAATGAGGCTGGTATCGCCCTTCGCAACCTCGCCGCCGAAGGCATTCAGATCCGCCAGGAGATCAACGCCGAACTGGCCCGCCCGGCTCAGCGTGCCCTGCAGGTGTCTGACGTTCGCACGTCGGAAGGGTTCGCACAGTTCCTCAACACTGGGCGGCCTGACCCCGCCATTGAGCAGCGACGAGAGCAGTTGCAGAAGCTTGAGCAGATCAAGCAGGCGCTGATTGCCGCCGGTGCCCGGCCCGTTGACATCCTGGGGGCTGGCTAATGGCCGTCATCAACTACCGAGAAGTTCTGCCTCGCACGTTCTCGCACCGCTTTGGCGAGTCGCCCACGGCACAGATCAAAGTCGTGGCCACGCTCGACGGGCCGACGAACACCCAGGACGTGCTCAACGCCATCGGCATCTTTCACGGGGCCGTACACCCCGAGTATGCCTACCTACTCTGCACCAACGGCGACCTGAACGAGACAGACCGCTGGCACTCGGAAGTCACGTACACGTACGAGGTGCCGCAGGAAGGCACGGAAGATCACGAAGTAAGCCCGCTGGCTCGCCCTGACGTGTGGTCATTCTCGACGGGCGGGGCTCAGGTGCCAGCCCTCTTCTATTACGCCGGCAACCAAGTGGCCCCGCTCGTCAACTCTGCTGGCGATTTCTTCGAGAACATCACCAGGCCCGAGAGCGAACTGCGGGTAACAATCTCTGGCAACCGTTCGACGTTCAACTACGCCTTGGCTGCCAGCGTCACCAACACGCTGAACAACGCCACCTATCTCGGCGGTGCCCCGTATACGTGGCTCTGTGCTGGCATTCAGGGCCAGCAGCAGATGGAAGTCGTGAACGGGGCGCAGGTCAAGTATTACTCTTTCGTCACTGAACTGATCTACCGAGAATCGACGCACCTGCTGTTTCTGCCAGACATCGGGTTCAACTACCTGGCGGCAAGCAAAGACAGCGACGACCCCGTGGCTGCCGGCGAAGGCGTAGACGCAGGTGATCCTGCGGTCGAAGGCAAGGCCGCACAGGCAGGCGTGCAACTCATCACCGGGCGAACGGCTCGACAAGCGGCCGGAGTCAAGAAGCGTGCGTGGGTGCTCGACGCCGAGACCGGAGAAAAGATTCCTTCATCGAACCCGGTAGCCCTCAACACCAATGGTTCAATGAAGGCCGCAGGGGCATCGCCAAACCTTTTGGTGCGGCGTGTGCAGCGGGTCGTGAACTTCTCGCAATTCTTCGGAACCCCGAGCTTCTGACATGGGTGCCACCAGGCCAGACGGCTCATCGGCTTCGCCGCAGCGTGTGGTCTTTACCCGCAACGCTGCGGATCGCATTGCCGATGCCGTGCTCGAAGTAGAGCGTGGCGATAGGGACTCCAAGGGCCTGGCGTGGTATCCACGCATGAACGGCAGGGGTGGCGGCAAGACCGTCCGCATCTGCACCTTCACCGGCTCCTGGTCCATCGGCTCATTGAAGACGGTGACGTTCAAGTACCAGACCAC